CCCACCCATCCGGGTATCCATTACTGGATAGTACCGGACCCACTTGGTCCCGAACTTTCGGGTTCCGAGTGAGTACCTACTGCTCTCATAAGGCTCCTTCCTGCGGTTGAGAAACCACAAGAATAGAGCTCTTGAATCGTACACTCCAACCGACCGCGACTTTGATTTAAAGCCACGGAAGGCAGGTTGCCACGGTCCAAGGGACTTAACAGTCTTTATGAGTCCAAGTCCGTAACTTGTATGGGCATCAATCCAGACGCCACTACAAGGATCGGAGTTGATAGGAACTAGTGGCAGGTTGTATACGCGGATTATTCCGCGCATATACTGCCATGTTGCTCCTCCAACTGGTGCAGCGCGCATCATGTTGTTAACATGAAGTACGATGTCCTGCTTCGTCCGTAAGGACTTGCAGAAAAGAGGCGTTACATCCTGTCCTGCATAGTAATGCAGACCACAGGACTCCCGGTATAACCCGGAGTAATGACTCTTTTCATCGTTAACGCTGAACCCGAGGTACGCCAGCAAAGTAACTAGATCATGGTACAGGGTGCTTTCGATGACGATATCGTCACCGTAGACACTCCATTCCCGTGAGCCTAGCGCAATGCAGGCGGCAGCGAAAACAAGAGTCTCGACAGTGAACGTGTACCCGTTACCCATTGAGGAAAGTTTCTGATAGGTCACTAAAGACCCATCAGGCATCTTTCCCTGGGGACTACGGGTGTCCAAGAAGAAGTCCACCCACTCTCTTTTAAAGAGTAGGTGTACACAATTCAAGGACAACGAGTCACTGGCAGCCTTGATGTCAACAGTACACAGTTTCCCGTGTACGGAGCCATCGCGGCAGAGGTCTTGATTTCGAGTCTGGTCTCGTAGATCGACGCCAATGCGCCGAAGACGAGTCTTACAGAATTCATCGAACGCAAGTTGAAGGGCAACATTGCCCTCTGGCTCGCACGCAATGGTTCTGTGAGTTTTCCAGTTCTTAGGTACAAGTTCCACGCGGTTGTGGTGAATTCTACGGAAACGATAAACGTAACCGTAGTACCTCGACAGAGCAGACAACCAGGGATGCGACCTTGCGGTGGCATACATGGTACGTTTGATCCGAAGAGGTCCTCCACTACTACTACGTGGTCGGGCAGCGGTTGCTCCGTTAGTAGCTCTGACGAGGAGAGGAATCTCCTCGACGAAGTCCTTACGGTCGCCCAACGTACGGTCGATAACATCTTCCATACGTTTCACCATCCGAACAATCCAATCGGATTGCCGGCTGAGATGCCCATCAAGTCGCACGTTTGTTTCACGGCAGGTTTCCTCCATCTGGAGAAAAGTCTGAAGTGCAACATCGGCGCAGCTCTCTTGCGAGAACAGGTCGCATTTCTTAAAGAATGCTTCCACTTGTAGGAGCGCTTTCAGGACCCTCCAATCATGCAATTGCGGATTGAAGGAACTACTAACTCCGGTAAGTTCTTTTAAGGAACGAGACCGGAGCCACCCTAGGATCTGGCGGGTAAGGCCGTCACCTAGAATGTCGGAGGAGTCAGTAACATAGTGTCGACACGAGTCATACACAATGTTAAGGGGTTCCATTGTGGAATCTCCTTTTCACTACGAGCCCATGCTTTGGGCCGGATTGTGCTCAATTGCCAGGTAAAGCTCAAGAAAACCCTGGGTCATAACTCCAGGGCTATCCCAACTCTACTTAGCTTTCGTTCACCATCCAGTTCTGTGAGGTCACGGAAGCAGCGAATTCATCGCCGGCAACCGCATCCTTGAAGATGGCCAACGCAGCCGAAATATCGGCAGCGTCACCAGCTACAGGGTACCTAACAGTCGCAGTGAAACTGACACGCTGCGGTAAAGGGAGGTCCTCTGCGTCCACGGTTCCGTGAATAACGGAAAACGAGTACTCAGCGACCGCCTCATTACCGACCGGAACCTTCCGCTTCTGGATCACTAGCTTCGGTTTCGAAGCCGTGTGCCCAGAAGTGGTACAGGTTCGGGAATCGCCGTTATCGGCGAACTCAGTGAGGACTGTGCTCATGCCAGCCATACAGTTTCTCCTTAGACGTCAAACTCTAGGAACCGACACTGTCTGGGGCGCGGACGAAGCTCTGAGAGAAGGCTATAAACCTTCTGAACAGAGTACCGACGATCTGAACCATCCCACCAAAGATTTTCTTCCTTGTTGGGTACGTCCAGGCGTTGGAGAATCGCGAAGAGGGATGGGACCAGGATAGGAGCGGCCTTAACAGGATGTTTTAACATCTCGTCGAGGACGCTGCCGTGCTTTGATTTCAAAAGGTGATAAACCTTAGGATTTCTAATCACGACCTCTAAACTGGCCTTAGCCAACTTCGGGACACTCATCGTTCGCTCCTTGAACTATGTCGAGCCTATCGTCTGACTCGCTGCGCGATTAACGAGAGTAGGTCTATGACCTTGTACTCGTCAAGACGCAGCTTCATGCGAGGAATTGAATCTACGGTAGAAGGCACACGAAGCTCCACGTAACCCTTGGCATCATACCCTCCCGTATGGGAGTAAAGTGTGTAGCCAGGAGTCACACTCGTGGTTTGGAATGATCCCGTACAGACAAAGTCCGCACGGTAACCATAACAAGCCGCATAGTGTTTTGCGCGGAGTAAGAAGGAAGCAGCCTCGAGCGCCTGACCCACATTGATCAGCCAATCAACAACGAATGAGAGTCTTGTGACTTCCCACGCGGTGGTGATAGGGTTGATTTGAAAGTCAGGAACATCGATATCCGCGACTACGACGCCTCTACAATTCAAGGTCAAGGATGTAGATCCAAG